GAACAGATAAAAGCTGTGATAAAACGTGCGCCGCTTGGGAGGTATGACCGGAAAATCGCCCGGTTGCGGTACGTTGACCAGCTATGCCAAGTTGATATTGCAGCGCGTGTGCCGTATTGCCGGACATCAATCGGCAATAGGCTAAAAATTATTGATAAAATGCTGGATGTGTGATAAAATTAAACTAACGAAATCCGCTCGGCCTCTCAAAGAAGCGCATTAGGGTGGATATTTGAAAACCCCCGGTGTCCACTGTGGACACCGGGGGTATTTTTGTTTACGCGGACTGCTCAGCAGGGGCGGGAATCACCTTGCGTTCCTTCGCTTTCGACTCTGCCTGTTCCTTCACGGTCAAATATCCGTGGTCGTGCATCTGCTTGTAGATAAACGCCTGTCCGGTGCGGCTCCAGCGGGTGTTCTCTTTGGTCTCACCGTTGCCCACCTCAACAGGAATACTCACTGTATAACCCTTGTCGATGTACTTGCGCTTGGGTATCCACTGCTTGTTGACCTTCTTCTGGATTCCCCATTCTTCCAGTAACTTATTGAGTTTGTTGGCGGTCATGCCAAAGTTTAACGCAATCTGCGTCACAGTAAGCGTTTCATCGCTCAAAAGCATATTGTGGGCGTACTCGGCAGCGGGCTTGAGCTTGGCGTTTTCCTTTTCAAGCTGTTTGGAGCGCTCCTGTTCCCTTGCAATGATGCCCTGTGCCATGACAAGTGCTTTGGAGAGGGTGAGTTCAGGAGTTTCGGGCTTGACAGAGTAGTTGCCAGTGCGCAACACCTGCGGGAGCACTTCATCAAATGCCCAACTCTCAAACTTTTCGGCATTAGGGAGCTTGCTGTGGGTGATAAGGCGGATTACATCGCCCTCCGGGATAAAATTCATCTCCTGCTCACCGCCATTGGTAAGGATGCCCCGTTTCAGGGCACCCTTGCAGTGAGTGGCGATTGCGTTCTGAGGTTTTGCGTAACCAAGCGCTTTTGCTACATCTGCGGCACAGAAAAGCACCTTGCCGTTATTCTCAACCAGTGTGCGGATGCTACCAAAGTCAGGGCTGTTAAAAATCTGCAAATCGTTCATGCGCTCACCCCTTGTGCAATCTCTGCGTCCAGAACTGCATCGACTTCCTTTTCCAGACCGGTGATGGATGCAAACAAAGCCGTAATCAAAGAGTTGTACATCGGGGCTTCTCTCCAAATCTGGCTCACAAGCTCGCTGGTGCGCTCCCGCTTGATCATATCGGTCTTGTGGGTCTCCTCAAACCAGTTTGCAAAGATGTTCAGTAGGTCGTGCATTACTCGAAGTTCACCAGAAACAGCATCCAGTTCAAGCTCCGCTTTCGTGATTTTTGGTGTGTTCATTGCTAAAATACCTCTTATTCTCTTGTAAGAGGTCGCCGACTTTGGTATAATAGCTTTACCAAAGAGTAACCTCTGATGGTTGGAATCCGTAAGCTGAAAGTTTGGATGCAGACAGCTTGCGGATTTTCTTTTTTTGTTCACCTCGCTTCAATGCATCTATTATAATACGGTTTACAGCATATGTAAATTGTCACATTGTATAATGTTTACCGCATAATTTTGTTTAATTTTATGGTGTAAACAGTGTAGAAGGTGTGATATAATAGCATCGGGAAGTTATCCCGCAAATTGAAAGGAGGTAAAAGCATGACTTCGGAATCTCAAAAGAGAGCAAACGCAAAATGGGACAAAGAGAACATGACGGTGCTGGCCTGCAAGGTGAGGAAGGAAGTTGCTGACAAGTTCAAAGCGGCTTGTGCGGCAGAAGATACGACCTCGAACGCCGTTTTACAGCAGGCGGTACGGGACTATATTGACGCCCACCCCGTGCCGGAAGAGCCAGAAGCGCCGCCGGGGGATGCAGAGACGGAAGTTCGGCGGGCTGCATTGCTAGAACAAATCAAGAATCTGTAAAATAGAATAGCTGAAAAATTAAGCGCTCACGCGGTGTAATGCCGTGTGGGCGCTTTTCTTTTTTGTCCTTCGTTTGGCGCTCGTTGTCTCTCCCGGTGTGACATTCTGGTACGATAACCGCAAAAGGAGGGGCGCTCATGTGGCACAAGTTCAACCCAAACCCGCGCGGCAGCAGCGTCGGAGACTGTGCAGTGCGAGCCGTTGCAGCTGCCACCGGGCAAAGCTGGGAGCAGGCGTATGTAGGGCTTGCAATGATGGGCTATGCGTTGGGCGATATGCCAAGCGCTAACCGCACATGGGGCGCGTACCTCCAAAAGCGCGGATTCAAGCGCCGTCTTGTCGAGGCAGACTGCTCCACCTGCTATACCGTGGAGGATTTTGCAAGGGAGTGCCCGCGCGGGATCTACGTTCTGGGCTGCTCTGGTCACGTTCTGGCTGTGGTCAACGGCGAGTGGTGGGACAGCTGGGACAGCGGCAGGGAGTGCCCGATCTACTACTGGTATAAGGAGGACTAAGCAATGCCGATTTATAACGGATACCCGCAGACGTACTACCAACAGCCACAGGGGCAGTTGGAACAACTCCGGGCGGCGCAATACCAGCCTCAGCCTGTCATGATGCCGGCAATGCAGGCACAGGCCGCACCGGCTGACAGCGGCTTTATCTGGGTGCAGGGCGAGGCTGCAGCGCGCGGATATTTGGTCGCCAACGGGAGCCGGGTGCTTTTACTGGATGCCGATTCCGATACATTTTACATCAAAGAGGTTGGGCAGGACGGCAGGCCGTTCCCGCTCCGCATCTACGACTACAAGGAACGCACCGGAGGTCCCAAAGCGTCGATTGCAGCCACGCAAGCCGCAGGCGGGGAGTATGTCACCCGTAAGGAGTTCGATGCGCTGGCGGCAAAGCTGGCGGCGTTGGAGAAGCAGGAAGCACAAGAGCCGGAAAAGGAGAGCTAAACGATGAGCAGCAGCTTGTATAACTCGATGGGCCGACAGACCCAGAACCCCATTGGCGGGCAGTTTCAACAGTTTATGGGCCAGATGCAGGGCAAGAACCCGCAGGAGATGATAAACCAGATGCTCACTTCAGGGAAGCTCTCACAACAGCAGCTCAACGCCATTCAGCAGCGGGCGCAGCAGATCGCGCCGATGCTCAACGGCATGAAAAACATGTTTGGATTCTAAAATGCGGCCGCATTTAGAATAAATGTTTCAAAAAACACGAAAGGAGCAAGATTATGTCTTTATCTTCCGATAGCGCAGTCCTGACCATGCCGGTGCAGCCTGCCAACAACAGCTATAACAATGGTTGTAATGGCTGGGGCGGCGACTGGATGGGCTGGATTGTCCTCTTTCTGATCTTCGGCATGTTCGGCTGGGGTGGCATGGGCGGCTTTGGCTGGGGCGGCGGTATGGGCATGGGCGGTGCTTCGCCTTATATGACCAGCGCAGTGACCCAGGCAGACCTGCAGCGCGGCTTCGACAACCAGAGCGTCATGAACAAGCTAAACGGGCTGGAAAGCGGCCTGTGTGATGGCTTTTATGCCATGAACACCGGGATGCTTCAGGGTTTCAACGGCGTGCAGCAGGGCCTGAACGGTGTCACCAACGCCATGCAGCAGGGCTTCAACAGCACCAACGTTGCGCTGATGCAGGGGCAGAATGCTCTGGCTACACAGCTGGCAGACTGCTGCTGCAAGACCCAGACCGCGATCCAGGGCGTCAACTACAATATGGCCACGCAGGAGTGCGACACCCGGAACCAGATGCAGCAGGGCTTCTGCGCAACTCAGAACACCATGAACAACAACACCAGGGACATCATCGAGAATCAGAACAGCAACACCCGCGCGGTGCTCGACTTCCTGACCAATGATAAGATCGCCACCCTGCAGAGCGAGAACAACGAGCTGCGCCGGGCTGCTTCTCAGGATCGCCAGAGCGCGTTCCTGACCACCGCGATGAACGCGCAGACCAACCAGATCATCGGGACTCTGCAGCAGAAAGCTCCCGTGCCTGCCTATCAGGTGCCCAACCCCAACGCCATTTACTATGGCTGTGGGACCGGCTGCGGCAGCTGCGCATAACTGAATCACGGCAACTGACTACAATTTGTAGCCTGTTCAGCCCCAGAGCTGATTTTGCAAACCAGAGCGCCGGGGCAGCAGTCCCGGCGTTTTTATTATGAAAGGAGCATTCAAATGACCGTAACAGACTTGAAGCAGCAGTTTGTTGACCATTTGGCCAGCATGGACAAAAACAAAATGAGCATGATGGATCTGAGCGTATACAGTTCAATCGTGCGGACTTTGCTGGACACTGAACGACCGGACTTTTCGGCTTCCTGCATGGATGTGCTGAAAAACATCTATGCAAGTAAAGCGGATGTCTGTGCAGAAAAGGAGGACGCGAATAATGGCTGAATTTACCTCTACCACGATTCAGACCGTGGCAGCCGGTCAGAATCTTCCCTTGACCGAAACCGCTATCAAGGGGTCAAACTGCATCAACCACCGAGCAGGTGCTGGCAATGTGACGCTGCGTGGGCTTACGAATCAGTGTAAAGCACTGTTCAAAGTGAGCTTTGGCGGAAACATCGCCATCCCTACCGGGGGCACTGTGGGCGCTATCTCTGTGGCGCTGGCTGTCGGCGGAGAGGCGCTCAACAGCGCCACCGCAATCGTCACCCCGGCGGCAGTGGATCAGTACAGCAACGTCTTTACGGAGGTTTTCGTGGAAGTCCCCCGTGGATGCTGCGTTACTGTGGCGCTCAAAAACACCAGCGCGCAGGCGATCAGCATCGCAAATAGCAATCTGATTGTTGAGCGCGTTGCATAAAGAAAGGAGTACAACATGAGTAAGAATCTTTATAATCTGCGGGAAATGCTCTGCGAAGAGCTGGATGAGTACAACCGCGATGCAAAGAACGGCCTGAATGAGCGTACATTGGATACCGTTCACAAGCTGACCGACACCATCAAAAACATCGACAAGATCATGATGCTGGAGGACGGCGATTACAGCCGCGCTGGTGAGTGGGAAGCTGATATGCGCGGCAACTACGGACGTACCGAAAACTATGGCCAAGGCAACAGCTACGCAAACCGTGGGCGGCATTATGTACGCGGGCACTACTCGCGCGGTGATGGCCGGGAACGGATGATTTCCGACATCGAAAACATGATGCAGGACGCGACCGGCAACGAGCGTGACGCGTATAAGCGCGCTCTTGACATTCTGCGCAGTATGTGATAAGGAGGGTGGCAGGCATGGACATCGTGGAGATCAACGAGCACATCCGCAAACTGAAATGCGAAGAAACGAACTGGCAGAGCGTGGAAAAGCTTGCCGCCCTCTGCACTGTGAGAAATGAACTGAGCGAAGCGGAAAGCCGGGAAAGCAGCTCTTCTCCGCAGCCTGAACCAGCCAGACAAATAGAGTATTCCACAAGACCACAAGAACCGCAGAGCGAATTTGTAGAGGCTGCAAGCGCTGTGCCGTTCAGCGGGTTGATGGAGGTGCTAGACAAGCACATGGATAGTATAAAGCTTGTGTACCCAAAAGAGTACAGTTCGATTATATACAGGCTCAAATCCATGTGATTCGTTCCTTTATTTGTTCCTTTATCACAAGTATCCAGGATAATCTACGTTGTTTTTAGGTTTGAATCAAAAAGAAAAGCGGCAGAATCTCTCAAAAATGAGACGTTCTGCCGCTTTATTTTGGAGCAGGATACGGGACTCGAACCCGCCGCCTACTGCTTGGGAAGCAAGAAAAAACGTCGAAGTAACGATGCAATATGGCTATTTGTTCTCTTTTTGTTCCTTTACATACTTGAACTTTTTCATTTCTTCGGCCAGATAATCGGTGCTGTGGGCGGTGTAATAGTCCGCCGTAGTGGTGAAATCGGAGTGGCCAAGAATGGCCTGTACGGCAGTCGGTTCTGCCTTGCCTTCCACAAGGCGGGTCGCAGCGGTTCGGCGAAGAGAATGCGGGGTGACGCGCTTTTCCTTCGGCGTGTTGGGCCTGTTGATCTCGCAGACCTCCATCATCCGGCGGAAAGAATGCTCGACCGTGTTCACGTCCTTCTTGCGCCCGTTGGCCGTTGGGAGCAGATACTCGCTGCCCAGGCTATCCAGCATCCAACCGGCCAGGATGGTGCGGATGGGGTCGAGAATTGGAATCATTCGCTGACGGCCTGCATCGGTCTTTTCGCCGCCGATCAGATACCCGGCATCCAGATGCACATCATCCCGGCGCATGGAAAGCAGCTCATCAATGCGCATCCCAGTATAAACCAGCACAATGGAAAATTGAGCGGTAAAGCGGAACCGGTTGTTTTTGCTGCGATCATCGGCAAGAGCCTGAATCTTGGAGATCTCTTCGTCTGTGAGGGTGCGTTCCTTTTTGGGCGGGGGCGCGGGCAGCTTCAGCCCCTCCGCATAGTTGATTGAGATGATATCGTTCTGCATGGCCCACTTGCAAAGCTGGCTGAAGAGCTGCCGCTGCTTCTCACAGGTGCTTCGCGAAAGCCCGGCCTCGGCCAGCTCAGTGATGATCTTTTGATAGTCCTCGGTCTTCAGCTCCCGCATTTCGCAATCCCAGAGGGAAGAGGCCTTTGTATATGCCTGCTCGTAGCTGTACCGGCCATTTTCACCCACTTCCTTGAAATGCACAGCATTCCATCGTTCATAGACATCCTTGAAGGTGTACCGCATCCGCGCGACGCTCGAATGCTTGGCGTTGTACTCGTCCAATGCAATGACCGCTTCGGATGACGTGGCGAACATCCCCAAAAGCTCTCCTTTGCCCGTTCTGGCCATCCACGGGCGGGATCTATGGGAATCGGTCAATTTTCGCACACTGCCGCTGCCCTTTGGGCGGCGGCGCTTTTTTCTTTGCGCGGGCTGTGCGGTCTCCGGCTGACGCTTGCCACACCATGGGCAGAATGCAGCGCCGTCCGGGATCTCTCGCTTGCATCTGATACAGTTCATTCTTTTTGCCCTTTCTTGGTCATATAGGCGGTTTCTCCGCGTCTGGAAGCTTCCTTGCCTGCCTTGTACGAGGTCTCCAGCAAATCCAACGGCGGGTGCACATCATCTGGCACGGGGTCCGTATGGGTGGCAACGGCGCAGTTATAGTTATCCAGCACCTGACCGCAGACCGAAACCTTGTTTTGCAGCGGCGTGTGAAGGTTTGCGCAGATTTCGGCGATCGCCGCCGGGGGATAGCTGCCGTGTTTGCCCAGCACGATGAAGAGAATCATTTCTTTAACGATGCGTGGAGAGGTGTCCAAAAAGCCCGCTATCGCTGCATCCAGCTCCTCGTCCGTCATGTTGGTGGCCTGCTTCCGATACAGCTCCGGGTGCAGCATCTCTTGCATTGCAGCAAGCGGGGAAGCCCCGCAGGCGGTGAACCAGTCCATGATCTCGTCACCGTCTGGGCTTGACTGCCCTTTTTCCCAGTTCTGCACGGTGCGCTCGGTCATTCCGATCAGGTGCGCCATTTCCCGCTGGCTCAAGCCCGCTTCCACACGCGCTTTTGCAAGCGCAGTGCCAATTTTAGCCGCCGTAAAATAACTCATACTCGTCCTTCCCCTCGAAATATATTGCGCGAAACAAACAAAAAACGACGCAGAATTTTTCTGCGCCGTTCGACAAAATGATTGCTGATTTCAATTTCCTCTGGCGCATGGTAAAATTTGGTACATAGATTGACACAATCGCCAAAAATCAGGAGGAAAACAAAATGGATTTAGAGCAAAGAAACAGTAAAGAAAACGAAATGACCCTCATTGACGGAATGCCCGCCAGCGTTCTGACCGGCACCGACCGCACACCGCAGCCCTGGGAGGAATAACCTATGGATAAGATGCAGCTGTTTTGTCGCCACATCCGCGCCGCGCTTGCCTGCTACGTTGATATGACCCCGGAACAGCAAGCCCGCGCCGCCATGTATGCCAGCCGCAAGATCACCGGGCTTCACGCCCTGCGCGCCGCAGCGGCCAGCCCCGGCGGTGAGTGCGCCGCCCAGTTGTTGCAAAAATTGCAACGGCCTGACACCGGAAAGCAGTAGCAACGTGCATATTTTGCACATTGCAAATGCAAACCGCGCGTTTTTCGCTTAAAAGCGCGCGCAAATCGCGCGATTCAGCGCAAATGTCGAATTTTCAGCGCATTCTTGCGCAATTAAATTTGATTGACAAATACACTAAATGGTTGTACAATGTGGTTGTGAACAAATTCACAGGTCAAGAAGTCGCGCTTTCTTTGCGTTGTATTCCTCTTCGGTGATGGCGCCGAGATCGAGAAGTTGTTTAAATTTCAGCAGCTCATCCGCAACGCTTCCCGACGCACCTGTTGAAGCTGACGCCTTTTGCCTGCCGGAAACGCATTCCTTCAAAAACTCCGTGATGCCGCCTGGATACTTCTGGACAGGCAGAACCTGCTCCCCAAGAGGGAGCTCAAAGCGGATGGAGACGTTTTCCTTGCTGCGCCTCTTCCTTGTCTCGCTTTTGGCAGTGGACGCGCCAACGATCGCACCAACCGGCCCGGCAATGGCAGCGCCTACCACAGCACGTCCAATGCCACCCACGGACTGAGTGACCATTACGTCGTCCGCATCTGACTCATACCCGGAAACTTCATCGAAACCGTAGATCATACGCTGGCCTTTATCCCCGCCACGATGGCCGAAGAAAAAGAGACGGTTGATTTTGTCAATGGACACGAAAAGAGAATCTCCGTCATAGATGGAATCCGTTTCCTTGAATGTCTTACGGCGCTGTTCCAGCGTCACCCAGTATGCAGCAAGTGCATCTGTCGGTTGCTTTGCTGCCCGGATGCCCAATTTTGAAAAGAAAAAGTTACTGCACCCAGAACAGATCAGGCCGTCCGCGCTCTTCTCGCGGTTCAGCAGACCCAACTTGCCACCGCAGACGGGACAGATATTTGCCATAATAAGCACCTCACACATACAAAAACAGGCAGCCAACCAGCCGCCGAAAAACTAAATTATCAATGAACTAGCCAAAGGGGGAAAATAAAGTGCAAGATACTAGCACAAAATTGATGAAATCAACGCCGGAGTGTGTTATACTTGAGAAAATCAAGCTTGCACTTTCCCTTGGTATCGACGTGGACAAGCTTTTGAAGGAGGCTAAAAAGAATGCTTAACAATGTCCTGCTCGGCCTGATACTCCTTGCGGTCATTTTCATCACTTCGATTTTGACATGGGAGTTTCTGGATCTGAACGATTTTCGCCTGTTCAAAAGAAAAGTTACAATTGAACCACCACCCATGGCCACTCCGGATCAAAACAATCCCTTCAAAATCGTGAACGTCTATACCGGCGTAACATTAGCCGATATATGCGAGCTTTGCCCTCGAAAGCTTTTCAGGGTAAGAGGGAATGACGAAAAAATCGTTTGCATTGACACGGAAGCAATCGAGGAAAAGAAGCTGGAATTCTATCGGACAATCTTTATCAAAAAGATAAACGCAAAAAATTATGAACTCGAACTCATAAATTCAGATGAACTTTCACTCTTATGAGATGCAAGAAGCGTCAAAAGAGAAGAAATTATAGCTGATATCACCGCTATTACGGCACTCTGGATGAACTGTTTTCGTGAAATCCGGGCTTCTCGCTGCTGCTTCAAGAAATATGTTCTTCCTTTGGCTGTCGGAATCAGACAATTGACCACTGTAGAATGGCGCTCATCCAGTTTTTGTACCTTGCGCTTGACCTCAATCAGCTCATCTGACATCAATAAATCTGTAACGACATCTGCGTATCTCCCATACCGCTCCTTAAAAACGGAAAATGGAACGTCTGGAATTTCAGGTGTTCGCTCATAATTTTCCAAAAGATAACGCAGAGCATCTTCTTCTTGTTCAAGATCAACCATTTTCTTTCCCTTTTGCCGCCTCAAGCGCGGCATCGAGCATTTTTTCAAACATGGCCTGTGTTGCCGGGTCAAGCATATTATACTTATCTAATATAGCCTGCCCGTGCGATTCACGCTCAGCATCCTCCGGGGTGCTGGGCTTTTCTTTTTGCTCTTCGCCGGTAAGTTCGGAAACAGAGATCCCAAAATAATCAGCCAGTCTTTGCTTGGTTATGGCAGATGGGGTTTTTCCATTCTTCCACCCAGTTGCCGCAGCATTTGAAAGCCCGATTTCTTTTGACACCGTAGTTGGTTTTTTGCCACAAGATGCACACAGCTTAATATAGTTGTCGTAAAAAGTGCTCATAAAAGAAACTCCTTTTTCGTGCATCCTTACAAATGTTAGCAAAGTTAGTAAAAAACGTTGACAGCTAACTTTGCTAGCTGTATAATGCTCTTGTAAGTTAAAAAAGCTAACAAAACACAAAGCCCCGGCGGCTATCCCGCCCAAGCTATCTATACTATGTGTCTGCAACACAATAATAGCACGTTTTGTAAACTTTTTCAACTACTTTTGACACGGCGATAAGAAAAAATCTGCCTGCGGTTGTTTCACAGACAGACTTTTCACCGATTTGTCACCAGAACGCACTTGCACCCCGGCGGTAATGCAAACATGCGCGTTTGCACGTCTTTTTCGGTCATGTATGCCGCAAAAGTAACGTCTGGGCTGCAAAAACAACTTGCAGGGCTATGGGTGCGCCGCTTCCTTTGGCGGGTCGGCGCCGCCTTGTAAGCCCTAGCGCTTCACGCACTTGCTCGTGTCTGGAACTGGCTGGCTCAAAAGTTGGGTCAATGAAATCACCGTCCTTTTGAATCAGTTTAACTAGGAGCCGTAAAACAGTATAGCAAATCGGTGCGCCGTTGTCAATTCATTAACACATAACAGGGAGGTGAAAGAGTGCCTGAACCGTGGACTGGTCGATTGATCGGCAGAATGCACAACAACGAAGTCACGCTGGAACAGCTTGCGGAACGTCTGGGATGGACAAAGAGCTATTGCTCGCTGATCCTGAACAGCAAGCGCAAGCCGCGCGGCATCCGCGAGAAGATGGAAGCCGCAGTCAGCGAACTGATTAAGGAAAAGGAGAACAAAACAGCATGAACGACATTATCTTATTCACCCAGAACGGAGAGCCGGTGGCATCCAGCCGCCAGATCGCCGAGAGTTTCGGCAAGGAACACAAAACGGTTTTGCGTTCTATCGAAGAACTGGCGGCACAAAATTGCGCCGCCAAATCCATGTTCTACGAGACAACGTTTGAGAACCGCGGCAAACAGTACCCCATGTACCTGATGAACCGGGACGGTTTCAGCCTGCTGGTGATGGGCTTTACCGGCAAGGCGGCGCTGGAGTGGAAGCTGAAGTACATCCAGGCGTTCAACGAGATGGAGAAGAAGCTGAGTACTCCGCAGATGCCCAAGCTCAGCAAGGAGATGCAGGCGCTGTTCCTGCTGGACGACCGCACCCAGAGGCAGGAGCAGCGGCTCACGGCGCTGGAGAATACCATGACGGTGGATTACAACCAGCAGCGTGTGCTGCGCAAGAGCATCAGCCGGTCGGTGATCTGCGCCCTTGGCAATGAAAATGCCCCGGCCTACATCGACAACCATGTGCGCAGCAAGGTGTACAGCGAGTGCAACCACGATGTGCAGGACTGGTTCCGGGTAAACAGCGTGGGCAACATCCCCCGCAAGCGCTTTGACGAGGCTGTGGAGTACATTCAGCGCTGGAAGCCCAGCACCAACACCGTGATGCTGATCCAGCAGACCAACGGACAGACCAGCCTGTTTGAGATGGGGTGCGCAAAATGACACTGACCGCATGGGTCGTTAAGGAGGATCCCAATGAGTGACAAAATTATCGCCTACAAGGGCATGGACGAGAATATGTGCTGCCGTGGCAAGCAGTACGAGATTGGAAAGACCTACACCGAGGACAAGGCCATCTGCTGTATCTCCGGTATGCACGCATGCGAAAACCCTCTGGACGTGTTCCAATACTACCGCCCAGACGGCAAGAACCGATTCTTCGAGGTCGAGTGCAACGGAGCTATCAACAAGGGAGAAAACGATAGCAAGCTCGCATGCACAGAGCTAAAGGTTACCGGCGAGCTTAGTTTGGCGAAATTTATTCGATTGTCTGTGCAAACAACTTTTGAGCTGGCAATGAACCGTGCAAAGAAAAAGACGTCCGGCGATTACAGCAGCGCGGCCACGTCCGGCTATTCCAGCAGCGCCACAGCCACAGGCGGCTATTGCATCGCACAAGTAGAAGGAAAAAACAGCCTTGCAATTGCAAACGGCGCTCATAGCAAGGCGCGTGGTGTGCTTGGCTGCTATCTGGTTTTGACCGAGTATGACGATGGCGGAAAGCTTTTGTGGGCTAAGATTGCAAAGGTCGATGGAACTGCAATTAATGAAAATGTCTGGTATACGCTCAAAAATGGAGAGTTTGAGGAGGCGTGAAGGTGACGCGCTACATCTGGATGGAAGTCACGCCGGACAAGTACGAACTGCCTGTAGCCGTGGCAGCCAGCCTGAGAGCCCTTGCAAAGCTGCGGGGCGTCACGCCCTCCGCCATCAGCCACAGCGTCCACAAATTTGGCGACAGAGGCAAGTACAGAAGAGTGGAGATATAAGTCAAAAGAGAGGAGGATGCGCCATGCGTCCCACAATGAGCATTCACGATTGTTGCGAGCTGATGCGCGCAAACCAAATTCCCATAAGCGAATCTACGCTTATGAAAATGATTCAGGCGGGGGCGTTTCCTGGGTGGGCTGTTCCGTCTGTGGGCACCAGGACCGCCGCGCCGCTGATTTCTAGCGCAGGCTTTATCGCATGGCTAAAAGAATTTTATAAGTTGGAGGTGGTATACGGATTATGAAACGACTCAACACCATTACCCTTGCCGGTTTCGCGATGTGCGGCTTTCTGCTGGGCATGAAAGCGCTGGATCTGGCTGAAGCGGGCATCACCCTGCTGCTGATGGTCTGGGGCGGCTACGCCTACGGTGCCGCCGCTGCCCGCGCCCCGCTGGTGCTGTGGGCTGTGCTTTGCACGGCGGCAGGGCTTGCATTCAGCCTGTACGAGCTGCGCCGCGAGAACCGGCAATACAAGCGGAACAGCCCCTATGGCCGCATCGACCGCACCCACGCCCGCACCCATGAGCCGGATTGCCGGCAGGACCGGAAGGAGGAACACAGCGCATGACACTGGAAGAGAATATCAGGTCACTCATCCGTCAGTATCAGAACTGTTCCCGAAAAGCTCGGAAGCGAGCTTCGTTTTCCGCTACAGCAGCGGAAGCTTCAAAGTGGGAGACGATGGCCGAGGATTTTGACCTGTTCACCATTGAGCTTCAGACTGCGATTGAAGATGCCGATGACATCAACTGAAAAGAGCCCTCCGGCGCAGCAACACCGACGAGCTCCAGAGGTGATGGTTTTGACAATTCCCATCACCCCGAAGAATAACATACTTTGGAGGTTTTGACAAGCAAAATGGCAATTTTGATGATCTTCGACGGGCAGAAGAACCCGCCAGCGTTCCGCACGATGCGCTACGGCGAAACCACACAGGAAATGGTCCGGATGGCCGACGACCTGGCCAAAGGCCAGCCCGGTGATCTGTACGAGGTCTATGATAACGTCGGCGTTTTGGCGTATCGGAGGTGAGCACACAATGAAGACCGATTTCGCCGCAAGGCGCGCCCAGGTCAAAGACCTGTCCAACAAGGCCGAGGGTATTTTTCAGTACGTCGGTCGGGACAATGTACTGTTCCGGCTCATCAGCACCGGCAACGAGCTGACCAGCGATGTCAATGCTGCTGTTGCATTGTTCACGAATTTCGCCAGAAATGGCAAACTGGGCAGCAAGATCACGCGGGATACGATCAACTCGATCTACCGCCGCGTGGGCAGGCTTCTGTGCCTGATTGACATCATCCACGCAGCCTCCGGTGAACCCATCATGCCGGAGCCGTACAACTCCATCGACTACTGCTATATGACGGAGTATCGCACCATGCTTCGGGAGGCGGTCATCAAGGGGATGCCGGACAACTACAAAGGCTCGGCGCAAAACCCGCCGCAGATCTGCGTCAAACTGGTCAGGCCCGGCGTTGCTGTTTACCAGACCCCGCCGGAGAACGATTTCCGGGATGCGTTCTACGATGATCTATTCGATGGCTTCCTCCAGAAGGAAGAGCCCCGCGACCGGAAGCTTGTGTTCCACTGCACAAAAGCCGAGCTTGCCGCAATCGAGCGGTATGCAAATATTGTTGAGATCAAATTCACTGAGGAGGAAATCCACCATGCCTGAAAACGAAATCAAGAAGACCCCTGTCGAACAGCTTCAGATGGACGCTGCCCCCGCAGCCGTTCCGGAAGTTCCAGTCCCTGCTGCTCCGGCCAACCGGCAGCTGACCTATGCAGAAAAAGTCCAGGGCTTGACCGCCAATGAGCGCATCTGGACGCTGGCAAAATCCAAGGCCGTCGCAATGGCAAATCTGCCCGACGGGATGCTCCCGCAGTCCTACGCCGGGAATGTCGGTGCCTGCGCCATTGCCTGCGATATGGCCCAGCGGATGAACGTCTCCGAGCTTTTTGTTATGCAGAATCTGTATGTCGTTTACGGCCAGCCGACGTGGAGCGGCAAGAGCTGCAAGGCCCTGATCGACAACAGCGGCGAGTTTGTGGGCCGTACCCGTTACCGCATGGAGGGCGAAGAGGGAACGCCGTCCTGGGGCTGTCGCCTGATCGGCGTGGACAAGCTCACCGGCGAGAAGGTCATTGGTCCAAAAGTCACGGTCCAGATGGCGCACGACCTGGGCTGGTGGGACAAAAAGGGCAGTTATTGGCCGCGTATGACCGAAATGATGCTCAAATACCGCGCTGCCGCTTATTTTGCCCGCGCAGAATGCCCGGAAGTGCTCATGGGCGCAAACGTAGACTACGAGGCCGGTGCTGGCGACAGCGACGAGGAGGGGGGCCTGCCCAATGCTTAACATCGTCGCAATTATGGGCAGTCTGGTCCACGACCCGGAACTCAAGACCACCCAGCAGGGAACCAGCGTGTGCAGCTTCCGCATTGCCTGCGACCGCAGCTATACCCCGAATGGCCAGGAGCGGAAGGCCGATTTCATTGACGTCGTCGCCTGGAGGCAGTCGGCGGAGTTCGTCAGCAAGTATTTCCAGAAGGGCAGCATGATCGCCATTGAGGGCAGCTTGCAGACCCGGCAGTATCAGGACAAGCAGGGCAGCAACCGCACGGCGGTGGAGGTTCTGGCTAACCATATCAGCTTCGCAGGACCCAAGGCGGCAGAGAAGTCCACTGCCGCGTCCTACGAGCAGCAGACGCAAAGTTATGCCCAGCAGGCAAATGCCTCTCACAGCGCACCTCAGGCGTCTCAGGGTGCCCCGGACGATTTTCCGTCATCTCGGATGATGACGATTTTCCATTCTGAAGGGAGAAATGAAAATGGGATATCGGCCCAAAATTGTCCTGTGTAGACTGAAAACAGGCGGAAAAAGCATTAAAGAGTTTCGGGAGAAATTCAAAGACCAAGGAATGTCGGATTTCGACCTCGAAAACATCCAGAAGGCATATGAGAAATTCGATGGACTGACCGTTCTCCTTTCGCTGTGGGAGTATGACAACCATGAAAGCTATCATCTGTACGACTGGAACCTCGTTGACGATGACGCCATGATGCAGGGAATCTACTTTGCAGAACAGTCCAATCCATTTACTCAGTACAAAGACAACTTTGACAAGTTTGCAGAGGATTGGAAAGACGGCGAGTATGATTCCAGCGGAGCGGTTTTGACTTTTTCACCCGAAGAGGTAAAAGAACTCAAGATAATTTCAGAAGAGAACCGCTCGTAATCGACAAGAAAGCTGTGCTATCTGGCGATACGGGCGCTCGGAAGGAGGTGAAACATGGAAGACGAAATCAGGCCAAAAGCGCTGATGATCCCATTTGACAAGTTTGTGATTTTGGATATCCTGCCGCCGGAACAGTACAAAAACACCCTGACCAAGATGCGGCAGTATGTAGAGCACGGAGAAGAACCGGAAGGGCTGGAACCAATGGAGCAGATGGCGTTCGAGTCTCTGCGGGCCTTTATGAACGAGAACATAAAGACGTATCAACGCACGATTGAGGCGAATCGTCAGAATGGGCGAAAAGGCGGGAGACCCAGAAAAGCGAAAGAAACCGATGGGTTTTCTGAAAAACCCACGGAAACCCATGGGGAACCCAACGAAACCCATAAAAACCAAAGTACAAAGTACAAAGTACAAAGTACAAAGTACACAGACTCTATAGAGTCTATAGAGATAGACGCTTCCGCGTCTCCATCTTCCAGAGCATCGAAACGGTTTTCTCCGCCGGGGCTGGAAGAGATCGAGGCGTATTTTGCCGAGAAAGGCGGTACGGCTGCACAGGCGGAGCGTTTCCGGGACTTCTACGAGTCCAACGGCTGGAAGGTCGGCAAGACCCCCATGAAGAGCTGGAAGGCTGCTGCATCCGGCTGGATGTCCAGAGACAAGGAGAGCGCCCAGAAGGCCAGCGCTCCGCGCAGCAAGCCGTTCATGGCGTCCCGGTCCCCCGAAGAGGCGGCAGCGCATCCGAACGACTTCCTCAAGAATGCTGCGGCCCGCCGCCCTCTGAGCAAAAAGAAAGGAGAGGTTCACAATGCCTAAATACAACGTCATGGTCGAGTGCCGCAACGCAGGCGGTACAGACCTCCATTGCTGGCGGGTAGATGCCAGCAATCCCGGCGAGTCCGGTTACATCGCAACGCAGCTCGCGCAAAGCCATTACCCGGAGTTCGACGAGTTCGAGCCGGTGCGGACGGAGGCGGTCCGATGACGAACCCGACCTGCAAGGGCTGCCCGGACCGGAAGCCCGGCTGTCACGACCGCTGCGAGCGGTTCAAGGCATGGCAGCAGATGCACAAGGCCGAGCTGGCCTACACCTACGATATGACCCACACCATGAGATGCTACCACCGTACATACGAGGACAAGCACCGTGAGCGGGGCCGAAAGCGCTATCTGGGAGCAAACGGAGGAGACGAATGAAAGTTTTAGTTGCCTGCGAGGAATCGCAAAAGCAATGTTCGAACAATGTGGGTAAAAATGGATAAGAAAGAAAAGACAGTACGTTTAATTGATGCAAATGCGCTACTTGACCAAAATAATTGGTCAATCAAGCAATACAGTGAAAAAGAAGCCGATGCTTGGCGGGACGGTATTGCTCTCATGAAGAAAAATATTGAAAACGCGCCTACCATCGACCCGAAGACGCTGCGGCCTGTGGCGCACTGGGAAGAAATTCCCGGCTCCTATGAGGTCTGTGCCGGGAAAAGCGGCTCGTGGTGTGTAGCCGCGACCCGTTGCTCAAACCCAGATTGCGGAGAGGCCAATCCGTGCGGTCTCAAAACGCCGTTTTGTCCGATGTGCGGATTCAGAATGGAGGACGTGCCGTATGACGATGATTGACCGCGACGAGCTGCTGAAAAAGATTGCCCCGATGGGCCTGTCGAACGGCTCTGTTCTGGGACACCATAGCGGAACGGCTGATGTCATTGCAGAGATGATTCAAAACGCGCCTACCATCGACCCGGAAACGCTGCGACCTGAATCGGAGTGGGAGCTGAATCCAGGCCGCATCACCTGCGAGCATTTCCGTTGCAAGAAGTGTTACTTCATCAACTGCGTGGCTACCAAATATTGCGGCGAGTGTGGGGCAAAGATGAAAAACTCTGGCATAAAGCCGGAAGAACTGCCTCTCCCGCGGATGCCTCTGCCAGAGCCGCCAAAGGAGGAATGATTAAAAATGCACCTGACCCTTTACGGCGACCCCCGCACAAAGAAAAACTCCGCCCGCATCCTGCAAGGGCGCGGAGGACGGCGATACGTGGCCCCAAGCGCGGCGTTTGAGGATTACCAGACAAGCTGTCTATGGCAGATACGCGCCCATCCTGAGCCTATTTCTGCCCGCGTGAACGTGCGGTGCGTGTACTACATGGCTACCCGGCGCAAGGTTGACCTTGCCAACCTGATCGAAGCAACCTGCGACATACTGGTGAAGGCAAGTGTGCTGGAAGACGACAACAGCAGAATCGTGGCAGCCCACGATGGCAGTCGGGTAAATTACGACAAGAAAAACCCCAGAGCTGAAATTTGGATCGAAGAAATGGAGGATGAAAGAGTATGAGAGTCATAACCGCACTGATAATCATTTCTATCGCGCTTTTTGTTGGATATTTAGGTGGAGGGCCTTATGCAAAATAATCGAACAATATATGATTGGAGGCAGATACATGACCCGCACATGGACACCTGACGCAGACGCGCCGAAAACAGAGGACCCCCGCGCGCTGGAAGTACGGAGCTATTTTGAACGCCTGCCCCGAATGAGATCTCTTATTTTGCAGCAGAAGGAGCGCATCGCAGACCTCAAGAACGCAGCTACAACGACTACTTCCAGCGTATCCGGTGCGTCCGGGCGCTCTGGCGTCAGCGATAAGGTCGGAAACAATACCGATGCCGCGATGGACGCCGAAAAGCATCTGCACGAGATGAAATGCCAGTACGCCGAGATGCAGAAAGAAGCCATCGACTTCGCTTATCTCCTCAACGCGGACCCTGCGTCCATCAAGCGCAGTCGGTGTATCACGCTCTGCTATGTGGAGGGAAAGACCAGGGCAGCCGCCGCCGGAGAGGTCGGTTATTCAAACTCGCGGACGGTCTCCACAGCCATTTCGGAGGGATTTCGTCAGCTGGCAGAGATATGGGAGGATACACCGTTCTGCGATTTTGACAGTTTTGCACAATAATTCGTGGTACTTTTCGACAGTGGATATCATCGACACCTGAGTGGAATCGGTGGTATTGTAGTAGTATCGGCAGAGCCGAAAAGGCCCACCGATGCAATGCAGCCCCCAAACGTTCCGGCCCTGTGCTGTCCGTAGGCACAGATCACCAACGTTTCGCGGGCTGATTCTATGCGAGATTTCGGCACGGCTCCGTTCAGAACGGCAGTTCTGGGCGAATGGGGCAGGGTGATCGCCTCCCTCTCCGCGTGGTTCGACTCCACGGTTTCGCACCAGATGGCGCATGGACTCATCCCCCACAAAGCTGCACGCTTAACCTCCCGTGCTACGAGAGAAAGCTTTGAATCCCTGAAGGTGTGGGTAGACTTCCCGACGGGATGTGCGTCAAACAACAGCCCTGGCGGAGAACCAGGGCTGTTTTATATGGCCGCCTGAGCGCAGTTTGGAGCGCGGTGCGTGTGTAGACACGGCTGGTTCGATTCCAAGGGCGGCTTTTTATATTCCCGTAGTTCAAGTGATGGAACAGCGGTCTCCAAAACCGCAGGCTGCAGGTTTGAGCCCTGCCGGGAATGCCAGCTGCGTACCCTGTGAGGGGGCTGCGCAGATAGCGGGGCATCTGGCCGCGAAAGTTCCAGATGCAGCGGCTTTGTGTACGACAGGCAAAGCTGCTTATTATATGCCGCCATAGCTCAATTGGGAGAGCGCCGCCCATTTAAGGCGGGACAACGTTGGTGACACCACGGGAACATCACTGCACAGCCAACCACTGCGCACATCCATTCCGTGGGTGCTGGTTCAAATCCAGCTGGCGGCACATTCGATATTTTAACCGTTCGATTTTTCGGGCGGCTTTTGTTTTAAGCGATTTTTTGAGAGGTGGTGGCAATGACCTACAAGAAAAAGAATCCGGTAGGTGCACCGCCGAAATATAAAAATTCCGCAGAAATGCAGGAAAAGATAGATGCTTACTTTTCCGACTGCGAAGGAGAACTCTTGCAGGACGCGAATGGAGCTCCGATTCTGGATAAGTACGGAAATGAAATCTATCTGCATCAGCGCCCGCCCACTGTCACCGGATTAGCGTTGGCTTTGGGGTTTGCATCGCGAAAATCGCTACTGGAATATCAAGGCAAGCAGGAATTTGTAAACACGATTACGCGCGCAAAAGCCCTGTGCGAAAAATACTCCGAAGAGCGGCTGTTCGACCGGGACGGAACGAACGGAGCACAATTTAGCCTGAAGTTTAACTTTGGCTGGGACAACAAAGAGGAAAAAACAGAAGAAAGCGAAAGCGCAAGCCCGGCAGTTTCCGAAAACAGGCTGTTTGAGCTTTTGGCACCGCAATTCCTGCCGACATGGCAGAAGATCATGAGAGGCGATGCAGACGAAGCGCTGGAAAAGGGTGGACGCGGATCCACAAAATCCAGCTTCTGCAGCATCGGCATTATCAAACTTTTGCAATTGCACCCGGATTGCAACGCGGTATGCATCCGAAAGGTGGGCAATACCCTGCGAACGTCCGTGTATGCACAGATGCAGTGGGCGGTTGACCAGCTGGAACCCGGAATGTGGAAATGTACGGTCTCTCCAATGGAGATGACAAACAAAAACACAGGTCAGAAGATTCTATTTTTTGGTCTGGATGACCCCGGAAAGCTCAAATCTATCAAACTGCCGCGCGGATACATCGGCATTCTATGGTTTGAAGAGCTAGACCAGTATGACGGAGAGGAACAAATCCGCAACGTGGAACAGTCCTGTCTGCGTGGAGGAGATTTCTCTTTCACGTTCAAGAGCTTCAACCCGCCTGCATCACCCCGTAACTGGGCAAACCGTTATGCTCTGGAAGTGCGCGACCGCAAGATCATCCAGCACTCCGACTACACGATGGTGCCGCAGGAGTGGCTTGGCAGGCGTTTCCTTGATGATGCAGAAAATCTAAAGAAACACAACCTGATCGCCTACAAGCACGAGTATCTGGGCGAGGTGACCGGCTGCGGAAAGGAAATCTTCACCAACATCAAGGCAGAAAAGATAGACCCTTCCAAATTTGAGCGCAAGTACCACGGCATTGACTGGGGCTGGTATCCTGACCCCTTTGCCTACAACTGCATGAGTTACGACGCAGCCCGTAAGACCCTGTATATTTATGACGAGATCACCGTGCGGCGCACACGAAACGAGGACACGTTCAAGATGCTGCAAGACAGGCACGTTATGGAGCACCCAGAGAGCGAGCGCCTGACCGGTGACAGCGCCGAGCCAAAGAGCTGCACCGACTATACTGCATGGGGAATGAAATGCTTGCCCGCGATAAAAGGTCCGAACAGCGTTGGGCAGGGCGTGAAGTGGCTGCAAAGTCTGACCGCCATCGTAATAGACCCGGTGCGCTGCCCGGACACTCTGAAGGAGTTCACCGAGTACGAGTATGACGCGGACAAGAACGGCGAGCCGCTGCCCGGATACCCCGACCACGATAACCACCACATAGACGCTACACGCTACGCCATGGAACTTGTGTGGCACAAGCCCGGAAAATAAGGAGCAAAGCAAGTGAGAACATACCAAGACCTTGAAGCGGTACAGAACGACCCCGCAGCCAAAACCGCTTTTGTGCAAAGCTTTATCGCGGAGCACGTTACAAGCGCCCCGGTGCGTACCGCTGAAAAGGCTGACAAGTACGACAGGCAGCTCAACACCGGCGTGGATGACTTTCTGGATGCACTTGCCAACATCGACTATAAGCTCAACGGCATCACCAAGAGAGCCCGACCGGAGACTGTGAAAAGCAACTCCTTTCACCGGCTCAACGTGCAGCGCGTGGCATACAGCCTTGCAAACGGAATCACCCTGCCGGACGCAGACGAAGTAAAAGCGCAGTTGGGCGAAAGCTTTGACGAGCAGCTTTACCGGTTGGGTTACCTTGCCTGCATCCACGGGGAAAGCTTTGGCTTTTGGAACAACGACCACTTGGACGTGTTCAAGCTGACCGAGTTTGCGCCCCTGTATGACGAGCAGGACGGCACTATGCGGGCTGGCATCCGGTTCTGGCGCTTGCAGCCAGACAAGCCCATGCACGCTGTACTGTATGAGGAGAGCGGCTACACCCGCTACACCGAGGACAGCAAGGGCGAGCGCATGTTGCATCAGGACGGTGAGCATCAGCCCTACAAGACTACCACGACCACAACCCCCGCCGGGGACGAGATCGTGGAGGGCGAGGGTTACGGAACGCTGCCCATTGTGCCGTTGTGGGGCAGCAGCGCAAAGCAGAGCACACTTGTCAACCTCAAAGGGTACATCGACAACATTGACCTGATTGTCAACGGCTTTTGCGATGATCTGCGCGAGTGTGCGCAAGTGTACTGGCTTATTTCCAACTACGGCGGCATGAATGACGAAGATCTGCGCAAGTTCATGCAGCGGCTGCGGTTCAACCACGCCGCCAACGTAGACAACGCCGGGGACAACGGCGGCAGTGTTCAGCCTTACACGCAGGAGATTCCCACACAGGCGCGGGAGACCCTGTTGCAGCGGCTGCACAGCTCCCTGTATGAGGATTTCGGAGGGCTGGATGTACATTGCGTAAGCGCAGACAGCACCAACGACCATCTGGAAGCCGCCTATCAGCCGCTGGACGAGAACGCCCGCGACTTTGAGCAGCAGATCACCCGGTTTGTGCGTCAGGTGCTCAAGATCGCCGGTCTGCCGGACGCAAAGCCGCAGTACACCCATGTGCGCATCTCCAACACCAAGGAGCAGGTGGACATGGCGCTTGCGGAGGCGACTATCATCGGCAACGAGATGGCAATTGAGCTGCTGCCGAACCTCACACAGGAGCAGAAGGAGCAGGCAAAGGCCGCGCTGATGGCTGAGAGCGTAGAGCGAGAAGAAACGGATGAAAACGAGGACACCGGCGGTGATGAAGAATGACGACCGACCTTGACCGCATCTCAACCCGGCAGCTGAACCGCCTGCGCCGCCGCATTTTGCGGGTCTATGGAACAGCCCGCCGGGAAATAACCGAGCAGCTGACCGAGTTTCTGGAACATTACCAGAAGTTGGACGCCTACAAGCGGGCGCAGTTGGAAGCCGGGAAGATCACCGAGAGCGACTACCGAACATGGCTGCGGAATCAGGTGTTTCAGTCCGAGATGATGCGCCAGAAGTTGGACAACATCACCCAGACGTGCACCACAGCCCAGCAGACGGCATACAAGCTGGCGCGGGATGAGCAGTACGATATCTTTGCCCTTGGCGCAAACTGGGCGTTCTACGAACTGGAACAGGCCGCAGGCGTGACGTTCAACCTGACCTTGTACAACACCGAAGCGGTCAAGCGGTTGCTGCTGGAAAACCCCAAGCTTGTGCCCAACAAGCGCATCAAGAGCGAGAGCAACCGCACCTATGACGCGCGGGTATTCAACCGCTACGTCACAAAAGGCATCATACAGGGCAAAAGCGTCCATGACATCGCCACACAGGCCGTGAAAGGCATGGCAGACAGCGAGGTGCACTGGGCGATGAACAACGCCATCACAGCCCTTACCGGCGCACAGAACGCAGGGACGATGCAGCAACTGCGCAACGCCCAAGCCATTGGCATTGAGGTGCAGAAGCGTTGGAACAGCACACTGGACTACCGCACCCGCGAGACGCACCGCCTGCTGGATAAGGAAACCGCAGACCTAGACGAGCCTTTCAAGGTGCAGGGCTACGAGATACAGTACCCAGGCGACCCCAACGCAGCGCCGGAAATGGTTTATCACTGCCGGTGCAAGCTGTCCAGTGCGCTGGTCAAGTATCCCCGGCAGAACGCTATGCGGCGGGATAACGTCACCAAAGAGCGGACAGGAGACCTGACCTATACCGAGTGGTACAAGGCAAAGGGCGGCACGGAAGCCGAACAGATGTGGCGGGCAAAAGAACGAAAACGCAGAAAGGAGGGTTCCAAAAATGAGTAAACGAGGCTCTGGAAGTTCTACACGGTCAAACGGCGGATTTTCCATTACGATTCGTGGAAAAGAAAAAATCTATTTTCAGGCCGCCGGTGGAGAGTTTCGAGGTTTGCAAGACGCGAATGACATTATTTCAAAAGAAATGGCGAACAAACTTCTGAAGAACGGAAAAGCTAAACCGATTTCAAAGGCGAAAATGGACAAAATTAAAGACGCTCGTAACAAAGAACTTGTAGCAAGCCCGGATTATTCGCTTGGTTACGGAACCGGGCCGGGCGGCGGCATTGATTTGGCCGCGAGAAAAGCGGCCCGCACCTCACGGCTTGCAGGGCGTGTTCAGAAACGGCGCAGATAAGAGGCCTAATGTAAGGCGTTTGTTGAAATCTGGTGCAAGAGAAAGAAATGAAATTCAACTACGACATCAAGGTTACCGACAACACCCCGCAGCTCTATGAAGCGCTGGAAGCGTGGGTGGAGCGGGTGCTGACCATCTGGGGCATGAAGGTGCAGGACTATGCCCAGCTGCTTGTGCCCACCGGCACGGAAGACAGCACCGGCATAGAGGGCTATGTTGGCGGCGCGCTGAAAGCATCCATTACCTACGTTGTATCAGCGGCACAAAAGATCGTGACCATCGGCTCAAACCTGTTTTACAGTGTGCCTGTGGAGTTAGGCACTGGTATTTTTGCAGCGAAGGGCGATGGACGCAAAACGCCGTGGGTCTGGCAAGACTTCAACGGCAAGTGGCACTTTACCAGGGGAATGGCTCCCCGCCCCTTCCTGCGACCGGCGGTGGAAGATCATATCAAGGAACTGCAAGAGATTGCAGTAGAGGAAGGAAACAAGGAGGCGTAATTCATGAATTTGGAAAAAATGTTCAAAACACCAAAAGAAAAGTTCCTGTCCGATGATGTGAAAACTGCGCACTGCGAGGCAGAAGACCTTTTCCTTGAACTTGCAACCCAGCTTGACGCACTTCCTGAAAGCCGAGAAAAGAGTCTGTGCATGACAAAATTACAGGAAGCGAAGTTTTGGGCGGTCGAATGTATCACCAAAGTTGAACGCAAAAACTAAATACTCAGAGGTTGGCGCACAGCGTCAGCCGCTTTTTATATGCCGTTTTCGCACAACTGGCAGTGCTCCCGGCTCATAACCGGGTAGTTGCAGGTTCGACCCCTGCAAGCGGCACCACACCGGCAGCACGACCGGAAAAAACACCTTATTGCCAAGCATGGCAGCCCAAGCAAGGGCAGAAAGGACGAACACACATGGCACTCAAAAGAGCAGATATCCGCAAGATTCTGGAAAACGCCGAAACCTCCAACGATGACAAGGCAAAAGCCATTCTGGACGCCTTGCACGAGGAGACCGATGCCCTCCGGGACGAACTGGATACCGAGAAAAACGCCCGCGTTGCAGCGGAAAAGGAACGGGACGCAGCCAACAGCGGTAAGCAGACCGCAGAGCAGGCGCTGACCGACTACAAGACCCAGCAGACCGCAAAGGAATCCAGAGCCGCAAAGGAATCCAAGTTCCGGGAGCAGCTCAAGGCCGCAGGTGTGCTGGAAAAGTACTTTGACCGCATCGTGCGCTTGTCTGGCGAGGACATCGACAAGATGGAACTGGACAGCAAGGGCAACGTGAAGAACGCGGACAAGCTGGCTGAGAGCCTGAAAACCGATTGGAGCGACTATGTGGGCAGCACCTCAACCAAGGGCGCACCGGTGGACAACCCGCCCGCAAACGCCGGCTCCAAAATGACCAAAGACCAGATTTTTGCAATCAAGGACGCAGGCGAACGCCAGGCGGCGATTGCAGCAAATGCCGACCTGTTTACAGGCGGCGGGAAGGAATAACCTATGGCAGCAAAAGAAAATCTGATTACCACCACCGAAATCACCGTCAACCCCCGCGAGATCGACTTCGTGACCCGCTTCCAGCGCAACTGGGATCATCTGCGGGAGATCATGGGCATCATGCGCCCCATCCGGATGCAGCCCGGCACTGTGCTGAAGAGCAAGTATGCACAGGGCACCCTGCAGAGCGGCACCGTGGCAGAGGGCGAGGAGATCCCTTACAGCCAGTACACCGTCAAGGAGAAGGATTACGGCAAGATCACCATTGAGAAGTATGCCAAGGCCGTCTCCCTGGAAGCGATCCAGAACTATGGCTACGACGTCGCTGTGCAGAAGACCGACGACGAGTTCCTGTACGACCTGACCGCCAAGGTCACCGACAAGTTCTACAAGTACCTGAACACCGGCAGCCTGAAGGGCACCCCCAAGACCTTCCAGATGGCGCTGGCGATGGCAAAGGGCAGTGTGGAGAACAAGTTCAAGAACATGCACCGCACCGTCACCGGCGTGGTGGGCTTCGTGAACGTCATGGATGTGGCCGAGTATCTGGGCACCGCAAACATCACCATCCAGAACCAGTACGGCTTCCAGTACATCAAAGACTTCATGGGCTACAACACCATCTTCCTGCTGTCCGACGGCGAGATCGCAAAGGGCAAGGTCATTGCCACCCCTGTGGACAACATCGTGATGTACTACGTTGACCCCTCCGACAGCGACTACGCAAAGGCCGGTCTGGTGTACACCACCGCAGGAGAGGCCAGCAACCTGATCGGCTTCCACACCCAGGGCAACTACACCACCGCCGTCTCTGAGAGCTTCGCCATCACCGGCGTGACCCTGTTCGCGGAGTATCTGGACGGCATCTCTGTCCAGACCATTACACCGGGCGAATCGGTCTGACCGGCAAGGAGGTGACCCCGCATGACTGTGCCAGAACTGTGCGTGTACACGCGAAACTTCTTTGACCGGTACGATGACCCCACCGCCGGGGAATTTACCTTCACGGCAGATACCGTCCCAGCCGGGGTATCCGCCGGGCAGTATTTCCTTGTGTGCGGGTCTGTTTTCAATGACGGAGTGCACAAGGCGGGAGACGGAGACCTGACCGCCGAGACCTTTACCGGCACGGTGCAGCCTATGCGCGTCCCTCCTGATTTCGTGGAGCTTGCCCAGAAGATCACCGACTACGATGCAGCCACCCCCGGCGGCGGGCGCTATGTTTCCCAGTCCTTCAACGGCTGGTCCGGCGCCATGGCCACCGGCTCCGACGGCCTGCCCGCAGACGGCTGCACCCGCTACCGCCGGGAGATCAACCAATGGAGGAAACTGTAATGCCTGTAAACGATTTCACCAAGTTCACCGTGATGGAGAATTTTACAAAAAAGTTCTGCTTCATGGTCAAGAAGCTGGTATCGGACGGCCTGTTTGGCTCTACCACCACATGGGAGGACGGCATGGAATTCCTCGCCATCGAGCGCCACGACCAGACCATTGAAGCGCAGCAGGCAGAGCAGCAGGGCACGGCATCCACCTACTCCCTCTATGTGGACAAGGGCATCAAGCTGGCCCCCTTCGACTGCATCAAGCGGCTGGACGATGGGCAGACCTATGAGGTGACCACCGCAAGCAGCGACAAGGTTTCCCCCGCCGAAAGCGGGATGAATCTTGCCGTTGTGCAGTGCAAAAAGGTGGTGCTTTCCTGATGGGCGCAGAAGAAGCCATTACCACGGCGCTGAACAGATTTTTTATACTGTTCGATATTCCTGTATACCCGGAGGATTTCGTGCCGCCGGGCGCTTCCCTACCATATATCACGGTGCGGCCGGTCATCCCAAAAGGTTTTGACGAGAGCAGCACCTTCCATGCGCGACTGTGGTATCCGGTGGACGGCGGCAAGCTCCCCATCATTCGCAAGACCGATGAACTCCGCGCGGCCATTGGCGATGGACTGACCATCGAGTGCGAGGGCGGCGCGGTCCTTTTGTGCGCAGGCAGCCCGTGGGCGCAGCCAATGGACAACCCACCGGAAAAATATCTGTGCACATACCTTAACTTTGACGTCACATCCTTCGTGGTGTGAGAAAGGATGAACCATGAACAAAATGTTCACGCCCGTTTCGGCAGATGAGTTCAAGAAGCTTCAGTTCCAGGCGGGTGCCCTGCTGAAGACCTTTGACCCCGCCGGGACAAAAGCAATCGCTGCCGAAGACCGCATCTGCCTGACTTCCGGCGGCATCTCCATTACCTGCAAGCCCAAAACCGTGGATTTTGGAGAGGACATCGACGAAGTACCCGAAAATACCTATCAGCTCAAGCATATCACGGGCTGGGATTGCGGCCTGTCCACCACCTGCCTGACCGTCAGTTCCGACACCATTAAGCTGAGTCTCGGTGCGGCAGATGTCGAAGCAAACAAGATCACGGTGCGCGAGGACTACAAGGAAGAGGATTTTCAGGATGTCTGGTGGTATGGCCAGCTGATCGGCGGCGGATACGCAGCCTGCAGGCTGTCGAAGGCCGCCAGTGACGGCGGTCTGGAACTCAAGACCAGCAAGGACGGCAAGGGCAATCTGTCCCTGAGCCTGAAGGGGCACTATGATATCGCCGACACCAGCAAGGTGCCGATGGAATTTTATGTGAAGACGACCGGAGGCGAAGGATGATCCTGACCATCAATCTGGACCCTGTGGAGTCCATCCCCAAGCTGTATGACGCCATCGACAGCATCACCCGCATGGTGATGGACGCCAAGGACAATGTGGACAACCCGGAGATCAAAGCGGCCCGGCAGGCCATCGTGGACAACGCCATGAAGCTGCTGGGCGCACCGGTCGAGACTCAGGCGGAGAAGAAAAAGCTCACCCCGCGTGAGTTTGCCCTTGCCGCGCTGGACTTTGCCAAGCCGCTGATGAAGCTGGACCCGAAGCGCACGGTGGATGCACTGCACCAGCTGTACACGCTGGAAGAGGGCGAATCAGACAACATCATGAAAGCTCTGGACGCTCTGGTGCAGACCTTGATGCAGCCCGATGTGCTGGGTTTTACCAAATCGCTCGGCATGTTGAACGCGACCGATTTTGGGTTCTGATCGGCCGGGCGAGCCTCGAACATCTGCGGGCCTATGGCCTGCGGTATTTCAACAATTATGCACTGTATCTGCTCAAAGAAGACTACAAACGGAACGCTTACCGCGATTATATGTCCTCGCTGATCCGCCTTTGCGCGAAAGGGGTAGGCGTCGAGGTGGAAACCACCTATTCCGACGTCGTGGCAGAGGTGGAGCCTCCGAGGGCGAACTGGCGAGAGACCACGCTGGCCGAAGCGGAGGCGTTCTGGGAGCAGGCATTGGAAGACAGCCGCCGCATGGTGGAAGAGAACGGAGGTGAGGGATCCTGAATCTTTTTAATCTGATGGCCACTTTGGGGCTTGATACCTCCGAGTATGAGCAGGGCATCGAGCAGGCCAGAAAAGAGACGCAAAGCGCCGCAAATTCGCTGAACCGCAGTGCAAACACCGCCGGGAATGGCGTTGCAGGAATGGCAAGCCAGTTTGCAGCAGCCAGCGCAAAAGCGACTGTCCTTGCAAATATGCTTACCTCGCTTGGGACAAAAGCAGCCGGACTAGCAAAAAACCTTGTAGAGACAGGCGTTTCTTACAACGCGCAGATAGAAAAGTACACCACGGGCTTCACCAATATGCTGGGCAGCGCACAGGCAGCACAGAAAGCTATGCAGGCCATTCAGGAAGACGCAGCCCGCACACCGTTTGACGTTGCATCTCTGACGCAGGCAAACCAGCTGCTCATCAGTGCAGGCGAAAACGCTGGCCGTTCTCGTAAGGTCATTATGGCTCTGGGCGATGCTGTATCTGCTACCGGCGGCGGAAACGATGAGCTTTCCCGTATGGCCGCAAACCTTCAGCAGATCGCCAATGTTGGAAAAGCTAGCGCAGTAGACATTAAGCAGTTTGCTTTTGCTGGAATCAACATCTATCAGGTGCTGGCCGACTACACGGGAAAAACAGTGGAAGAAGTCCAGAATATGACGGTCAGCTACGACCTGCTGTCTAGTGCGTTAATCGCTGCCAGCGAAGAGGGCAGACGTTACTACAACAGTATGGAAACCCAGAGTCAGACCATGAATGGCAGGATTTCCACACTGAAAGATAATGTTTCCCAACTGGCGGGGCTTATGACGGGCGACCTCTCAAGCGGCATCGGCGTTGTTATTGGCAACCTGAACGATATGGTCGTTGCGGCACAGGAAGCCTACAAACAAGATGGTTGGCTCGGACTTGCTGGTGCCATTACTGGCTTGAGTGGGCCGATTGATTCCGTAAAACAGAAGTTTAACGAACTTGGGAGCGCCGCGATTACAGCTCTGGACAAAGCAAGTTATTGGCTGAATCATGATGTTCTAAAAAAGGACGCCTATTCTGACTATGACAGCTACGAAGAGTACAGAGACGCGCAAGACCATCAAAGCAACCGTGACCGCCGCCGACAAGATGCACTTGCCGGAAAAGGCATCTATAACAAAAGCTGGACGGAACGGCAGGCTGAAGAAAAGGAAGGAAGCGGAATAACCAGCGGCGGCAACGGAGGCACGGACAAGAACAAGAACAAGACCGTCACCAAGACCGTCCTCTCCGCCCTGACCGACGCGGCCACGTCCTATTCCTCCAATGAGTACGGGCAGATCACGACTTCCGTCACCGAGCTGACCGAGCACATCAAGGACAGCACCGGCAAGGTCTATGACCAGCTGACCCGCACCACCACCGAGTCCGGCAAGGAGCTGGTGAACGGCGTGGTGAAAAACTACAAGCTGGTCACCAAAGAAGTCACAGACGAGAACGGCAAGGTCACCACCACGACCCAGAAGACCTATGAGGACGCCTCGAAGTCTCTGGTCTCGACCCTGACGCAGACCGCGCAGACGCTGAAGAACGGCGTTTCTACGACCATCGAATCGGTGACGAAGAAATATCAGGACAACTCCGAGCACATCGAGCAGATGGCCACCGAGACCGGCACCCGCATCGTCAACGGGGCGTTAGAGACCTACACGAAGGTCAAGACCTTGATGGACGGCGTGGAGACCGACAGCAAGGAGACCTCGCAGGCCGTCGTGAGCCAGTACGACACCCTGAACAGCAACTACGGCGCTGCCGCCGAAATGGTGGCCCAGCTGCAGGCCGCTTACAACGAGTCCGCAGCCAGCACCGGGGAGTTCTCGGAACAGACACTGCGGATCGGTTATCTGCTCACAGAAGAAGAGGAAAATCTCGACGCTGCAAGCAAGGCGTTAAAGGAATACCAGAAGAACAACAACCGCGCGAACGCCCAAGCAAATAAGTTCAAGAACCTTATCAGTGAGTTCAATGCGGCGTTTTCGGATTTTGGAAGCTCTCTGACCAGCCTGGGCGAGTTCTTCGACAGCGAGACCTTGCAGAACGCCGGTGACTTTTTCACGATCATCACAAACGGCGTGTCGCAGGCCCTCAATTTTGCAACAAGCGTTGAAACGCTGGTCACGACGCTGCAGACCCTGAAGACCACCATCGAGGCCGTCAACGCCACCGGCGGCATTTCCAGCGTGGTCTCCGGCATCGGCAAGCTTATCGGGGCAGGCGGTGCAACGGTCGCTGCGGGAACGGCCGGGGCTGCAGGAACAGCAGGAGCTGCAACGGCCGGCACTGGGGTGGCCGCACTGGGTCTGTCCATCCCCCAGATCGGCCTCATCGTGGCCGGTGTGCTGGCGGTGGGTGCTGTGGGCTACGGCATCTACAAGTGGGCCACGAAGGACAAGGACCAGACCGAGAAAAAGGCAAGCTCCAGCTCCAAGCTGTCCTACAAGGATATTCAGGACGCCTACTGGTACGGCAACGAGCGGGCCTTTGCGGGCTACGACTACCGCACGGACCCCTACACCTTCCGCCAACAGTCCACGATGAGCGACTACCAGAGCAAGATGCAGACCGAGATTGCCCGCATCTGTGAGTTTGTGGAAAAGTATCTGCCGGAGACCGGCAAGGGCGTCGTCGCGCTGGACGGCGAAGAGGTGGCCCGCATCATCACACCGAACGTCAATGCAAATCTGGGCCAGCTGGCCGTCCTGAGCGGAAGGGGGAACTGAAAACAATGTACGAAATCTACGGCTATCCCTACGGCAACCCGGACGCGGAGCTGCTCATCTATCAGCCGGGCAACAAAAACGGCACGGTCCTCAGCCCGAAACTGACCCGCGAGGTCAGCAAGGGCGGGAGCCTGACCTTCACCATGACCCGTGAACATCCGATGTACGAGATGCTGCAAAAGATGTCCACGGTGGTCGTGGTGAAGCAGGACGGAAAGGAGACCTGGCGCGGGCGCATCTTCAGTCATGAGGCGGACTGGTACAACAACCGGGCTGTCTACTGCGAGGGTGCGCTCTCGTTTTTTAACGATTCCTGCGTGACGCCCTTCAACTATGAGGGGACACTGAAGCAGTTTTTGCAGCACCTCATCGACGTGCACAACGCGCAGGTCGGCCAGAAGATGAAGATGTTCGAGCTGGGCACCGTGACGGCTGCCTTGGGCGACCAGGTGGTCCATTTCGGCGACGCAGACCAGTACGGCGTCGGCGAGGACTACGGCAAGTGCTGGGACATCATCGACAAGCTGGTGCTCAAGGTCTTCGGCGGGTACGCCTACTGCACGTTTGACGCAGCGACGGGTTACAATGTCCTGAACTATTGCGACCAGGCAGTGGAAGAAAAGCGGGTGACGGCCCAAAAGATCGAGTACGGCGTCAACCTGCTCGACCTGACCGAAAAGACCGACACGAACGGCTTATACACCCGCATCTATCCGGTGGGCAACAAGCACACCGTGAAGGAGACCCGGTGGAAGTATAAGTTCAAGTGGCTCCCCGGCGGGCTGGGGAAATACACGGATGAGCACGAGGAGCGCTACGGCATCATGGATACCGACTCCGCGACCATCCAGAAATATCTGCCGCCGTCCGGATACCGGTACGATCTGGAGGATGGCTACATCGAGAACACCGACGCCGTCAAAAAGTTCGGCGTCCTTGCGCGCATCGTGGAGTTCGACACCGACAGCGCCAACGATACCTTTGCCGCCGGTGTGCAGGCGCTTCAGCAGAACCATCTGATGGTCACGAGCTACACCATCAAGGCCGTGGACCTTGTGGATGCCGGTTACGACACCGAGCGCCTGACCTTTGCCTGCTATGCCCACATTCTGAGCGCGCCGCACAGTGTCGACGCCATTATGCTCTGCTCCAAGCTGACCGAGCCGCTCGACCACCCCGAAAAGAAAGAGTACAGCTTCGGCATGACCCGCCGCACCCTGACCGACCGGCATGTGGAAAACCTCGGCAAGACGAACCTGCTGGATGAGAGCAACGCAGCCTCAGAAAGCTATAACCAGCAGCTCATCGAGCATCTGAAGAAAACGGACAAAAACGTGACAGAAGCAGCCAAGACCGCGACAAACTTTCTGGAATGGAGCGAGACCGACGGTCTGATCATCCGGCATGAATCCCTGCCCGGCAAGCGGGTGCAGATCACCCATGACGGCGTAAAGGTCCTCAACGATTCCAGCATGGTCAACATCCAATCGGACAGCATCTCCATCACCGACGGCAACGGAAGCTGCACCATCGATTCCGGAAAGATTACATTCTTCGGCATTCGACAGGACAAAATTTGGGAGAACGGCGACCCCGACAGCGGCATGGGCGATGGCGCTGTGATCTGCAACGATGGCCGATTGCGCCCATATTCCGCCATTGTGATTGGATTCGGTGAATACTACACCGGTTTGGACGGCATCGGAGTGAACGGAAGCGACTTGCAGTATACCGTTTTCCCCATCAATGGAATTTGGTCGATTGCAAGCCGTGTGTGGGACTATCCGAGAGTCCGAAGAGTCCACGTTTCATATAGCGGGATAACATTTGGACAAGCTGGATATTACAAAGAAGGCGCTGTTGGCGTGAAGTTTAGCAAACATGACACCTGCTGCGTTCCATGTTCCGTTTACGGGTTGATGTAAGGAGATTTTTGGATGTACATGATTACCTACAAAGAGGACGGAACCATTATGAGCGTCGGAAGCGTTGACCCGGCATACAACGCACATCCAACTCCGGACGGCGTCCTGTACATGGAAAGCATCCCGGATGGGCGACCTTTCCGGAAGACCTACAAAGTCCGGGACGGCCAGCTGGTCTACGACCCGACACTGGATGAAGAGGAGGCTGCGGATGAATGAATTTTTATGAGTCGATCAATTCCGCAGCGGCAAAGAACCCTCGCCTGAATGACGTTCATGTGTTTCTTGAAGGGAAAGAAACATCGCTTCGGTCTCGGTTTGGCTTGTGGATTAACAAAAGCTATCCCGCCATTGGGAAAGCTGAGACCGAATCGAATCTGGTCTATGTGCCAGGCTCTGATAAGGTTCTGAACCTGACCCGTTCGTTGGACGGAAAGGTGCACTTCAAAAAGCGAACGATCACGATGGAATTCACTGTTCTCCGGCCCAAAAAAACATGGGAGATTGTCCGAAGTGATTTGGAGACCGCACTGCAAGGTCAATGGCTGCAATTTTATTTTGAGCTGGATCCATCCTGGATATGGAATGGCTTTTTTGATGTCGAGCTCAAACCAGGAGATCACAGCGCAACCGTAACGATTATGGCCACTTGTAACCCATACAAGTTCAGCCGAACGGCAATTGCAGGGAACGACTGGCTGTGGGATACGTTCAACTTTGAAACTGATACGATTTATGCAACTCCAACGGAGGTGGGCAGATTATGAAGCCATGGAAAGAAGTCATCGACGGGATCCGCAACGCAGTTCTGGGCAAGGAAGTGCGCGAAGATATCGCCCAGATGGGCGAGTACGTGGAGCAGTTTGCAAATACGGCAGGCGAAAACATCCAGAAAGCCATCGACCCCACCCTCTCCCTCTCCGGCAAGGCTGCGGATGCGGCGAAGGTGGGCGAGGCGGTCAATGCGGAGGCAACCAGAGCGAAGGCAGCGGAGGAGGAGAACGCGAAGGGGGTTAGTCAGCTAAAGGAAGATTTAGTAACATTAGAGACTACAAAAGATGGCGCAGTAACAGTTGAAAAGACCGATTTTTTTAAGAGTGTGCCGTTAAGTCAGAACAGGTTTAATGCCGAGGCAGCTCCATATATTAACGGCGAGATTTATACCGGGACGAAAGAAAACACTTCCAAAAATGCAGATTATTATATTTCCGATGAAATGTTGATTGAACCGGGGAAACAATATTATCAAAATTTCGAAGCCGCATGCGTGCTCTATGATTCCGCACACAAGTATGTGAGAACGATTGCATGGAATGAATCGCCATTTACAACTGATGCCAATGCAAAATATATTAGATGTTCCGTTAAAACCGTAGACAAATATACTAAATATATTGGTGAATCTAAATGGGCGATCGTAAATGTTATAGCTTATACTGGCGATAAGACTGAAATATCAAACAAAAGTGTTGAAAGACTTTTAAAAGGTAAAGAAAAAATTGATGCGTTAGAATACCAATATTCATCCAATAGGTTCAACAAAAAATCAGAGGAAAATATTGACGGATATTATCTTAATAAAGGAAGAAGAATTGCCAATAAAGCATATTTTATAACTCATATTATTCCAGTTGAACCAAATACACAATATTTTAAAAACGAAAATGGTGACGGTGTATTTTATGATAAAGATAAAAATATCATAAAATGGTTATTCCCAGACACAACAGGGCAATTTACCACACCAGAAAATTGTGCTTTCTATCAAACGAGCGCGACTATAAATATAAAAAATAAATTTTATGTATCAACAATAAATAATATTGGAGATTATAAAGAAACTATTGAATTGACTGATAACGGAAAAAAAGCAGTTGATGATTATATTTTGCCACAAGTTGATAGAAAAATAGAAAATTCAAAACAAACTTGTACAAAAGTCGAAGTATCTAGTTTGACTCTCCCGTATGTAAACGCTGCGCCATCTGTTGAAGATTGTGTGGTTACATTTATTGATGATGATGGTGACAAGGCTGTTTACACGGCATTATACCCACTTTTAAAGGAGAAAAATATTAAATTCGGGGTGGCTCTTGTTACAGGAAAAATTGGAGAAGCGAGCGGATTGCTTACACTTGACCAATTAAAAGAAATGCACAGTAGTGGACATATTGAGACATTATCACATTGCCACACGAATTACAATAAAATGCCGACATTAACAAAAACTCAAATGGACTACCAGTATAATGAATCTAAAAACTGGTTGAAGTCAAATGGATTTGAGTATTCCGCATTTGTTTTTCCGCAAAATACAACAGACAGATTATCCAGGACGGAAGCTAGAAAATATTTTGATTATTGCTTTACTGGAATTGCACGAAATGGTAATGAATTTATAGACCCATCAAAAATTTATCGTCTTGCCTATGGAAGTTATGAATCATATAATCCTCAAATTAGTGGCATTGAGGGAACTGATACATTGGAATATTATAAAGCATGTATTGACTCAGCATATGAAACTGGGGAATGGTTAATCTTTAATACACATGTCGGTGTTTCAGACACCCATACAACAGAAAATCAAATTGAGATGCTTTCTAATTTGATTGATTACATTGTTGGTAAAGGGATCAAAATACTTTCTCCGAGCGAAGCATTTGCATTAAAGCGGAATCTGGTAGCGGTCGGTGATGTTGATGAGGAGTATCTTTTCATTGGGCGAAAAGGATTTGCTACAAATTTGTTTACCGTACAAGTTGGTGGCTTCAAAGGAGAAAAGCTTAGCAATAATTCACCTATTACAGATTTCAAAACTGGAATGACAAGCATAATCACTGTGAATTATTCTCAAGGAAGTTCAGCAGGATTTCCAACTCAAGCAGGTATCTTGGAAACCTATCATGATAAAGGATACGCAGGATGGTCTTATCAAAAATGGATATCTTATCAGACATGTAAAGTCTACATGAGATTTTGGGATGAGGACACAACTAAAGCGTGGCTTGGCTGGGTACCAATTAACTAAAGAGGGCTTTATTTGACTATTCACCAACATAAAAAGAAAGGACTGATAACAATGCTCCCCATTATGGACGTTTCCCGCTGGCAAGGCAGGATTAACTGGGATGCGGTCAAGGCCAGCGGAAAGGTTGCCGGCGTGATGCTCAAGACGGTGTCCACCAACCGAAAGCTGAGCAAGCGCAAGGACGGGTTGTACATTGACCCGACGTTTGAGCACAATTATGCCGAGTGCAAGCGTGTCGGCTTGCCGGTGGGCGTGTACTACTACACCTACGCCGTCTCGCATACCAGTGCCGACGCAGAGCTGGCCATGCTCAAAACTGCGTTGACCGGGAAAACCTTCGAGCTGCCGATCTGCGTGGATGTGGAGGACAACAAGCTTCGCAAGCTTGGCAAGCAGGCGTTGACCGACCTGACCGCGTATGCGCTGGCGACCATCGAGCAGTGGGGCTTCTACGCTCTGCTGTACACCGGTCTCAAATTCGGCAAGACCCGGCTGTATATGGGCGGCGCTGCACTGCGCAAGTACGATGTATGGCTGGCAAGATATCCCAGAGACAAGAGCAAAACCAAACCGGAAGACAAGCCCAAAACAGACTTTTCTTTTGGCATGTGGCAGTACACCAGCACCGCCAGTGTGCCGGGCATCACGGGCAACGCAGACCTTTCCCACGCTTACAAGGACTACGCCGCCATTATCGCAAAAAAGGGGCTGGACCGGCTCCGGGATGGCGCATGAGCGAAAAAGAAGCTTTGCTGTGGGTGTTGGGCATCCTAGGCAGCCTGTGCGCCGCTGCTATTACGATTGATAAGGTACTGGAAATCATCCATAAGTACATCAAGAAGGCACAGGCTCCGGACAACGCGCAGAACAAGCGGCTGGATGAGCTGGACAAGCGCGTCGGCACCTTGGAACAGGGTCAGCTCCAACACACACAGGCCCTTGCAAGAGACCTCCGGCGATTTGACGGCATTGACGAAGAAATGCGACTTGTCCTCGTTGGGGTGCAGAACCTTTTGGATGCGCAACTATCCGGCAACAACCGGGAAGGTATGCAAAAAAGCAAGACCGACATTAACAATTACCTGCTGAAAGGAGTAACCAATCATGGAAGCAATCCTTAACACCATTCTCACCCCGCTGCCCTCGTGGCTGGCGCTGTTGCTCATTGTTGTGGGCGTTGTGTCGCTTGTGCTGGGGCTTATCCGTCTGGGCTACGGCGCAGCGGTCAAGACGCTGGTGCTTGACCTTATCGACCAAGCAGAGCGCGAGATTCAAGGCACGAAGCGCGGCGCAGAGCGCAAGGCGTGGTGCGTCAAGATGCTGCGCACCTATCTGAACAACAGCCGGTGGGGCAAGCTGGTCAGCTGGGCAATCACCGAAGAGACCATGAGCAAGGTCATTCAGTTTTTCTTTGACCGCGCAAGGGCAGCGCTACAAAAGCAGTAAGGAGGATATCATGGCAAGCACTACATATGAGCATTTTGTTGACTCCAACAAAATGCACGCCACACACGGACGTTTTCTTGACCTCACGAAAACATACCATTTTGACAACGTCGGCAAAATGGTGACGTTTTGTCACCGGTTTGCCGCGCTTGGCACTATGGTGCGCAACGCTGGACAGCTGCCGCAGCCTTTTTGGCTCGGTGCTGTCTGTGGCGGCGGCTCGTGTAGTTTTTCCACCAGCGTTGCAAGGGCTTAATGCAGAACAGATAAAAGCTGTGATAAAACGTGCGCCGCTTGGGAGGTATGACCGGAAAATCGCCCGGTTGCGGTACGTTGACCAGCTATGCCAAGTTGATATTGCAGCGCGTGTGCCGTATTG